AAGTAGTAGAATTGAAAACGGCGCCATTGTATAAGACGCCGTATATTACTTGTAGTGATAGTTATGCATATCTAATATGCGTTATTTGGCATGTAAACCTAAGAATATAAATCACAAATGATTGCTGCAATAGCCATGCCTAGAGCTATTAGCGTTATAACGTCATCAGTACCTTTAATCACAGCGAGTTGTACCCCAGGAATCTGTACGACATACAGTGCCATCGCTATATCGTGTGTTACCCCAGGCATCCGTCTTAGACGTTGTGCCGTCGTTAAACCTAGTTGTTCCCCAGCTATCAGTTTTCCAGCTAGAACCGTCAGATCCTCTTGTAGTGCCCCAGGAATCAGTTTTGTAAGTTGTTCCTGTACGTGAGTCCCTGGTATTACCCCAGCTATCGGTTTTTAGGGTTCCTGATGCACCGTTACAAGTGTAGTTAGTGTTACCCCAGGAATCAGTCTTATAGCTACATGCTGCGTCAGCATAGTTAGCCGCTACAATAAACGGCAATAAAATTAATAGTCTTCTCATTTCTTTTCACCTCGTTTTTTAGATTGGTCTACCCGGCGATCAGAGCCAGGCTTAGTTTTGTCTTTGCGAAATATAGCGTCAAAGTTATTACTAAACGTGCGGGAGTCTACGCTCATAGGTCTGGCCGAGTCGCCCTTACCGCCGTGATGTGCTGCCATTACATATCCTCATAGTGATGAATTAGTGCCGCGTTGTGACTACAGGTGCGGCAAGCCTGCTTCAAGGGCAAGAGGGAGCCTAGTCGAAAATAATTATACATTTTCTTTTGAAGTTATTGCAATGCACTCGTCGTCCATAAAGTGATAACCGCATCCCTTCATAAAGTGCTCAAATTCCTCTACAAGCTCATTCCTGGTCAGGTGCGGCTTAAGTATGCAAACTCTAAGAGTTGTGGGCACCTCGTCGTCAGAGTCGCCGTTATAATGAAATTCAAATGTTGGACGCATTTCTAGCCTCCCTTATCTTAGCTATACGTCTTGCCCTTTGACGGATCTTCCACTTTTCCTGCTCATGCTTTACATGAACAACAGCAGCGCTGCAGATATAAATTAGGGCCAAAATCAACGCCCAAACAAACAAAAGTCCAAACACCTCAGTGAGACCTGGCTCACTTGTCGTCGTTGGCTGGTACATGTTTCAACTCCTCTAAAAGCTGCTCAAATGTTTCCTGGTCGTCCTGGGCCATTAAAGCGACATAGTATTCCAGTATGCCAATGTAACTGCCTTGTGTTCCAACCCATTCCTCTCCATCCAGCAAAAGCTGTTTTGTGCGCCGGTGTCCAGCAGCAGTTAATCTTTTTAAATCACTAATCATGCTTCTATCTCCATCAGCTCTTCATAATCTTTACGCCACTCACGACTTACTTTGTTGTCGATCCAGTCATAGATGATCTCATCATCTTGCTGTACGTACTCATGTACATAGGCAAAGTGTACAACATACTCAAAATTGTACTCAGCGTAACCTTGATTGCCAGGAATGTACCCTCGCTTACCTAAAGTTATACAGCCGATATCACCAGCCTCAGATGCTTCTACTGCAAGATCGTAGTTAGCACCCTCATACTCAAGCTCTTCTTCTACTTCAACCTGTACAACATAGCCATTAGTGATGGCCCAATCTATTAAATGCTTATGAGCTTCCATGATTAAACCCTATGCGCCATTAGTGTGCCAGCATCGTATGGCTCACAGAAAAAGCCATGCTTATCTAACATAGCAACCAGGTCTTGGTGGTACATCTCACCATCCATAGACCAGTAGTCGTACAGTGGCAGGCCATCAGGTGCGCACTCGCCTTCCATACGAAACCAAATTCCATCCTGGTCTACCTTGTCGGAACCAGTCCACTGGTCGTAAGTTACTGCGTTGCATCCTGGGAATGCTTCGTTTAGGCGCTTGCAAAGCGTAGTTGATCTTGTCTTAGGCATCTTGAAAAACCTCTGTTTCGTTGAATGAGCTGTTATTGTATCAAATATGTATACATTGTCAACTTTCTCCAAGTCTTTTTTTGTGCTCTCTAACCTGGGCTTTTAGCTCTTCGTGATGCTCCTGGATTTCGTGCCTGTAGAATTTTTTAGGCGGCAAGTGTGTAAGCTTTTTCATGGCGTCCAGGCGTCGCTGTCCGTATGTATTGATAATATACATTCTGTAGGCGTCGTTTATTATTGGGTCGCCCATCATCATATTGCATCTTTTGCACTGTGGATGACAGTTGCCGGTAAACAGCTTCAGCCTGGTATGTCGCCTAGAGAAATAGTGACCACCGTCCATAGTCTTATAGTGAGCAACCCGACCACAAGTCACGCAGCTAACATATCCGTTATCATCAGCTGCCTTCATCCGTACTAGCTTCTGCATCGTAACTGCAGCTTTTTCTATCTCACCAGCAATTGTCAGCTTTTTTCTCTTAGCCATCAGTGCTCAGTTCCACTTCCGTAATCTATCGTCAAAGTGTCTGGTCTATGCAGATCGCACCTGGGGCATATTCCGTAGGCTGCATCATCATCGCCGAGCCAATACTCTAGTGGGTGCTCGCACTCTTCGCAGTATAGCTTAGTCATCTTTGTAGCGTTATTAGGAAAGTCAATCACCTTGCTCATCATCTTTATCCTTAGCAGTGTAAAACTCTACCCATGCATCACAGTTTGGGCAGCTTAAATGTGTAACCATAACAAACTCTTCGCTATCTTCAACATCATGGTCAGCATTCCAAATTAGATCTGTACCGCAGCACCAACAATTCATTATTTTCCTACCTTTATTTTTACTCTAGAATCTTCACCGCTGTCTTTGTGATATACGACTGCGCTCATGCTGCGCTCTGCTCCGTAGCCCGAATCGCTGTGCCATTGATCGGTACTGCACAGGGCACCCCAGTGCTCAAAATGCATTCCTGCTACCTCTCTGGCTTGGTGGTGGTGTATATGCCCCAGATGGCAATATCGGTTCTTTGACTCTGCCCATTCATCGTCTAGGTTTTTAATCACCGTCTGTAGAATCTGCTCGTGCTTGATGCGGTCGCCATGGTGAAACACGAATAGATTGTTGTGCCACTGGTAGGATATAAACTTGCTGTAGTTTTGAACAATATCAACCCTTGGCTCTTTGCTATACAGCAGCTCTAAGCAGCTCGACAGGTGGCAAGCCATATCATAGTCATGGTTGCCGCGCACATTAACCACAACAACCTTTTCATGGGTCTGCAGCATCTTGTCGATTAGGATGTTAAACAACCGTCCTGCCAGCTTGAAGGTCTTGCCAATGCGTGTGTCTACGTCTACAGGCGTTCCCTTAGTTGTAGTGTTAAAACTACTATCAGCGTGAAAAAAATCGCCTACGTTAAGCAATACACCTGTTTTGGCATTGCCTACTCGGTTAGCCAGTCGGTCAGTAGCATCAATTAGAATCTCAGTGGCTATCTTAATATCCCAGTCATCATCATCAACCTTGGACTCAGAGTCAGCAAGCATGCCAAAGTGATGGTCGCCAATCATATACATAGCCAAATAATCCTGGTCCACATGAACAGGTGCCGGGGCAGGGTCTTTATATCCAACTAGATCTTCTTTTACACCCTCAATCATCAAGTCTAGGCGCTCTTTGAGGCTAACCTTTTCTGGCTCCTGTATAACCCACTGCAGGGCCACAGATCCATCTTCCTTATATGCTGTTGACACACGCTTTGCCTGAAACCCGGCAGCAGTCTGGTGGACTAGATCTCTATGCGGCGATACGCCCTGGGCTGCAGCATTACGTTCTAACCTCATTACAACACCGTCAACAGTCTGCCTGGCACAGCCTATGCTTTCTGCAGCTTTTGTGTGGCTGCCATGTTGTTTGACAGCCTCTAGTATCTCTAAGTGCCTGGGTGTTTTTGCAAATTCTTTTAAAACATCTGGATCTGGTCTGCTACGCATTCTGTACATCCCTCAATTGTTTGTATTCACTATGCTCCGGTATTGGCAGCCTGCATCTATACTCTGTCGCATAATTGTACACCTGATCCATGAAGTATTGCATCTCGCCCATATCCAGGTCTTTTAAGCTTTTGACTTTATAGCATTCAGTCTTGCCTACGATTGCTGTTGAAGATAAAAACTTATGCTTCATTAAGTCTTTAATACTTTCTTCTGTCAGCTTGTCAGCCAGCTTTCTGTTGAAAAACTGCGCCATCTTTCTAAACCATACATGCACTAAGCGCATCTGATTATCTGAGCTATGTGACACATATTTTTCTAGCCTAATTACAGCTGGAGTTTCGTAGTCCCACTCATACAGCCTGCGTCGAATAAACTCTAGGCGCTGCTCAATATTCGCTTTACCGTCAACTCTTACAAAATCCCCCTGGGTCATACTAATTTCCTCGATAGCCATTTTTGTGATTCACGCTCAACTCTGTTTTCCAGGCTTGATGCGTACTCATAATTACCTTTTTTGCTGTACTTGCCGTCAGGCTCTCTAAGGTCGTGCGGCGTAACATCATTTTTGCCTCGGATTCGGCCCCACATAGTAGAGTTATCTATGCCAGCATACTTTGCGTACTCTGTAGTTGTGTACTCTCGACCATCAACAAATTGGTCGTGCTCGCCACTAAACTTTATTTTATGGACCTTTCTTGGCAAATTGTGTGGGTATAGCAATGTGTCAGTAATCAGGTCTGTATTACGCAATCTGTTTCTTAAAGCAGCAGTTGGTATGCCAGTGATATTTGATATCTCAGATATGGTATGCAGCCTGGTCAGCAAAGCAGGGTATTTTTTACCCTTGTATTCAAACTTTAGAATACTCATGCTCGCTTAACCTCCATGCCGCCATCAAAATAAAAGCCGCGAGTAGTAAGATAAAACTGCTTTTGGATTTGTTTCTCTTCACCGCTTAGCCAGGATATATCTGTAAGTGAGCAATCAAGAGATCTGCCGCGAATACTGTCGTCATTTTTCGAGCCTGCTGCCTGGTGTTGAGCTGCATACGGTGATACGCCACCAGTTGCTTTAGTACGCTTTAACCAGGAATTAATAAAGCGAGTCATACCGCCTTTAGTTTTTCGGTTTTTTGGGTTAGCTAAAAGCCACATCTCCATAGCGTTTAGCTCCTGGCTAACAAGATCTTGGCCGTAGTTTTCTACAAGCTTATCGTAAAAGTCTGCAGGTACAACATAGGTAGCTCCATCAACAGTAAGCATGTTACACCTCCGCCAAATAGTATTTTGAGACCATGCACTGCTCATCAAAGCGATTAGTTACTTTAATTCGATCAGATAAAATTGGATGGCCCTCGGCTTTAAGCTCATATATCCGAGTCGCTAGTTGGGTGACGCCAAGCTCATTGTAAGCTTCTAATGACGTAATGGTGTTGCCGCTTTTGAAGTGCTGCAATATTCTTTCTTTCTGGCTCATGTTTATATCCTCTTGGCTCGACGTTGTCTCGCCCTGTCTTTATGAATGAATTTACTTTATACATTTATGTTTACTTACTGTCAAAACATATTTTATATCAGGTACTTTTTACCCTTTCACAGGCAAAAGCCTATAAAAAAATAAATCAGAGGGATTACTCAACTCCGCAGTTCAGACGCATTTGTATCGGATATCCAACCTATCGACCTCTATTTACTGAAATATCGGTCGGGCACTGTCTGGAGGGTCAACCACGCTCCGGTGTTTAATCTAAGGATCTCACCGGCCCCATGCCCAAATGCTTAACGGAATTTTGTTTGCGAATATCAACAGATCTGTTAATATCTTTTCCGTTACTGTTTTTCACACTTCCAGTACACCACAGCATAAACTGTGTTTCAAGCCCTCTTCGCGGAGGGCTTTTTTTTACTTACAATTTATAAACTGCTCATACGTTATTCCAATGCTGTTACAAATCTTCTGCATTGTATGAACCTTCCAGTTTTCCATATTACGCCATCTGTAGATCTGGTGACGCGATACATTAAGATCAGCAGCTAAAGCCTCTGTACCGACGTTATAGTGGCTCTGAGCGCGTTTTAGGCATTTACCGCAATCATGTAATTCCATTGTTAATTCCAGGTGTTGTGTTAAATTAAATAGGCGGGTTCCCCCGACCTGCTAAACCTATATGGTTTTGGCCCCCCTTGAGGGGCCTTTTTAATTTCTAGAATGGGATGTCTTCGTCAAACTCAGCTGGTGCAGATACAGCCTGCTTTGCCTGGGCCACACCCTTAGATTGCGCTTCTTCTTTCGCGGTAAACTTAAGGCTTAGGTATTTTGTACCAGACTTACTTTCGTTAATCCAGCCAGATACCCAGTAATCAGTGCCGTCAATCATAGCGCTGCCCTTGCGATCAGGATGCGTATCAGACTCTTTCTTGTCATTAACAAACATCGCGCCGCTGTTATCTTTTTGCTCGTAGTTACTCATATCAGTCTCTCCAGTTTAGGTTCATAGTTTTTTGTTAGCTGCCAGTATGACAGCAGGTTTTTAAACATCCTGCAGTGCTTATCATGTGACTCTTTGTCCCATGTGTAGTGCAAAGCAATAGATGGATCTTGTCGGTCAACAAACACCGATATTCTAGTTGGGTTATCAAACTTTAAACCCATAGCATAAGCAGATAGCTGCATGCCATGCTCGTCATAAACAAGCTTCTCAGGGTCTTTTCCTGCCAGGTCATCTTTGGTCTTAAAGTCAACAACAATTTCATTAGGGCAGTACAGGTCAATCTTTCCGCCATATCCGAGATCGCTGCAGAATGATGCCTCAGCAGACCAGTCTTGATGCGGATGCAATCCTTCCAGGATGTAATTGACAGACTTAAATGCCTGGCTGGTATAGTCCAGTCCAAGATATCCACGCTCAATCATTGCGTGTATCTCAGTGCCTCGATCTGCAGCTTCTTTGGACGACTGCTTAGCCTGGTCCTTAATACGATACAGGTAAGCGTTATCCGACTCGTCTGGCCCCTGGTGGTATCCCATTGCAGCCTTGATTGCCTGGTCTATCTTCCAGTTCTCCAGGGCAGGCTTAGCCGCTACACCAAGAATGGTTGTTACAGATGGAACCAAGTTGTGTTTCCTGGCGTCGCGTAAAGTAGTGTTTCTTTCTTTACCGTTAGCGCCTGTGACTGTGTAAGCTGGCTGGCCATCGACGTCATACCAATGACCAGACTCGGCTTTATAGCTACTCACTTGGCAATGCCCACTTAGGCATGTTGCTTGGCGTTGCACCCTTAAGATAGTACAGGTATCGACCTACACCAAACTTAACACCGGCTCGCTTAAAGGCATCTGACATTCCGCCCTTCTCACCCTCAATGTTAGTGTCGCCAGCGCCATCAGATTTTGTAATCCATTCGCCTTCCACACGTATTGACAGGTAGCAGACCAGGCGGCCATGACACTCTTCGTATCTGTCTTGCCAGTTTTCCGGTCCAACAACATCGTCTAAGCGCTTCATTAGGTCTCGCGCATTGATGTATGCTAATTGGCGTCCACCGCCACCTGATCTCCAGCTTAACTGGCGCACAGAAAATGGCTCTTTTAGAGCAGCGTAAACTTCGTTCCACATATTAAATTCCCCCTTGGTTTGCAGACATTTCGCCTAAGCAGTAGTGCTTAGAATATTCTAGGTAATAGTAATCAGGCATCCCATCTCTTGCAGGAATGTGATTGATAAAATCGCGGTAAGCATAACGACGAAAACGCGCCTCAGCCAGGCTGTGACGACGACGCAATTCGGTTTCGTATCGGAGTTGTACTTCGGTTTCTATAGACATATTGTCCCCCTTTGAATGAAGGGACATTATAGTATACAAGTTACATAAATGTAAACACTAATATGTCCAGGATTTACCAACACCATCTCTGATGTCTACATGGACAAAGTTTTTTGCCAAGCCTATGCCATTAAATCCAGCCTCAAAAGCTTTCTTCATAATTAGATGGGCTTCGGCTGCGCTGTTAATTTTTATGTCTGCAGCAATTCCCTGGGCGTGTGTGCCAGGTCTAGCTTTTCTTGATTCGATAGGGTGTGATGGATCTCGATACCCGCTGGTAATTACAAAAGGAATCCCGCACTCGTGCCGCAGGTCGTCTAATTTGTTTAAAAAATCCCAGGACATTTTATTGCTGCCGGTGTGCTGGCAGTCAAAATCCTCTATTTTAAAATAGCGCATGTTACCTCTACTCGTATGGGTTGCTTACGTAGTCTAATCCCGCCCAGAGATCTTCTATCTCTCTAAGCATCGCCTTAATTTTACCATCAAATGCTTGCACTTCGTTAGTGACTATTTCCGCTGTTTTCACGGTTGCGCGCATAGCTTCGACATCTTTTTCTAGGTCATATACTTGTTTTTGAATTTCAAGTAATTCACCTTGACGATCTAATACTACATCTAAGTTGACACCCAGCTCAGACAGTTTACTTTTAAGTTGGCTGACATCATTATCGGTAAGCTGTTGCTGCATGAGCGCGATAGTTTCTTGCAGCGGTTTAATATCTGGTATTTTCACGGCCTCTACTGCCGTCAATCGACCGTACAGTGAGCTAGCAGTCCAAACACCGCCACCTAAAGTGGTCGCTAAACTCAAAAGGATGGCAATATAAACCCCCTTAAATGACGTATTTCCTATTTTTAGCTCTGTATCTTCCAGGCTCACCTTAATCCCTCGCAATTGCTTTCGTTAACCATGCAGTTGTAGCCATCCTGGTGATACCCGCTATTGTAATATTCGCTCTGTGCGCCGAGCGCAAGAATATCGTTTTCAGAAACATATAAGCTATCAAAGTTTGTTCCATTGACATATACCGCTGTGGCGCTACCTGTCATCCATGAAACCTTTACCCACTGCTGGTTAGAATCGTATGTCAAAGTCGCTGTCTCGAAGTTGCTGTTGTTATTTTCAGCGCCTTGCTGCAAAAACTCAGTAGACTCTTTGTTGGCAGCCACACCAAGGTAGGCTCCGGCATTGTTTGAGTGTGTCTCTATTTCTGTCAGTGACTGGTTGTAGGTATCTACAGTATCCTGGTTAACCTGCAGGTCATTTGTAACAGTAAAGTTTTGGACCGCAGCCTTGTCGTCAGGTGTCTGAGCTTCTTTTGCCATATCGTTAACTTGCACTACAGTGGTAAGCTCGACTACAGCTCCTGTGAAGCTGTCTACGGCGTCTTGCATAAGGTCTAGCTCATTGCCAGCCTGGGTCTCTAAAAACGTCTGTGCGTCACCGTATGGCGCGTAACTGGCCATAGCTGCCAGGGCGTTGTTGTAAGCGTTAACCTGCTCGTTAGATATTTGTGCGCTTGCAGATAATCCTGGCGATGAGATATACCCATTAGGGCCATTTTCAATAGCTGCCCCAACAAGCATTCTGCCACGGTCAATTTGTGCTACCAGGCTGTTAGATGTGCTAATTAGATCGTCAATTTCTGACGCTTGTACGGAACCTGTCAGTAACAGAGCTGCTGCTATCTTCATTTTCATTTTGAGTGCTACCTATGTTCAAAAGTTTTTTGTAGTAGTCCTCACGATCTTGATAGTCGGGTATGTACAGATCAGGCTCTGTTTTCATTATTAGATAGGCTCGCTTACCTACAACAAGCTTGCCGTTGCTCAGCACCGGGCATGGCGTACCGCTTAAAAACATGCTGCGCCAAACCTCTTTATCCTGGCAAAGCCGCCCTATGGCAGCAACCTTCATTCCAAGGTCAAATAACATTTTACTGTCACGCCTACGGTTACAGTTTTTATCTTCTTTGTACTTACCGGATGCATACCCAAACAGATTAGTTTGTAGAGATCCAGATGTGCCTTGCAAGCAATTCTCTAGGCCATTAGATAAATAGCTAGGAGCTATTGCGCTTGTTGCCGGTATTTCACTACTGCTTCCAGCACCATTGTAAGTATTGCTTACAGATTCGTCTTGCGTATTGTTGTGACTGTTTACAGTGCTATCTTCAGCGTTAGTGTTTAGGCTGCCGTCCTGTGTAGTGTCGGCAAATATTGCGCCCGACATAAAACACAAAAAAAACAGCCAGCTTCTCACTTGCGCATGCTCATTATCTTACTAGCTCCGCGTATACCAAAACTGCTAGATATAGCTATAAACAGCAAATATTGATACCACTCAGGCAAAGTCGATAGAGCGTTAAATCCAAGATGCACCCGGTCAATTACGGATGTGTCATTTGCAATAATTGCATAGCCGACCATAAATACAGGGATAGACAATACTATTGTCCAAAACTCGTCTTTCCAGCTTGACGCAGACGCATCAGCCATCTTAGATTCCCAGTCAGCATCATTCTGTATTACAGACATCTTGGCCTGGTGCTTAGCCTGCTTCTCTTCAGCTTTATTCTTGAAGTATCCGCCAACTAAACCAGTAATAGGTCCAACCAGATTATTTAACACGATTTGTAAGCTCGCGTACTGTCTCTGATTCCCAGATGCGGATACCAAACCAAACAATACTAAACAGACCTGCAATTGGCGGAACCCACAAAGCCCAGGCTGCTACAGCAGTTGAGCCAGCAGCAATATCAATAACTTCTTTAGTTTCTTCGATCATGTTATGACTCCAGTGCCGAATTGTATGCAGCAACAACAGCGTCTGTGTGTAAAGATCGGCAAATATCTTGCACCCTGTCGTCTTCTGCAGCGTAAGAATCGCCTGGCGCAATTGTTTTTCTAGAGTAAGATCTTGCCTGTTCGACGCCATCGTCTTCGATTATTTTTGCAGTTCTTACAGAAATGATAGAAAACTCTCCAATCACTTCTATTTTGTCTACAGTTTCTGTTTTAACTAATGCCATTGTTTTTTCCTTTAATTAAAGTCCACCCCCACCACCAGGTGAGGGCAATAATTATGCTGCCGTTTTGTAGCTAAAGTTTAATTGAATATCTGAGCTGCTGTTATTGATAGCGCTTACATTTAACGCTGATGTGGCGCCAGATTCGAAGCCAAGTCTAAATTGTGCAACATTGCTGTTACCAGTTGCAGAAAAAACCACACCAAGCGCTGAATCGCCGCCAGTGTCTACCTGTACCGTATAGGGCCTGGTAGTTGTGATAGAGCTTGGCAAAGTCGGAAAAGGCAGACCACGCATCCAAAGTTGCTGTGTGCCAGTCATGCCAGAAGTGTCAATGTTGCTTAGGTTAATAATAACATGCACCATGTTTCCAACTTTAGTGTAGTAAGCATTTAGGTTACCAATTGCTGCCAGGTTACCACCGCTTGCTCCATTAGTTGCGTCTGTCAGCTCAATACCGCTAATTTCTCCTTCCTCATAATCATCAAGTTTATTTGCAGCAATTGTGCCGCCAATATATACGCCGCCTGCTATGTAGGCATCTTTAAATCTAGAACCTGTTCCGCCAAGGTCACATGCGTTGTCGTTTGCGTTAAATCCACTTAATGTTGGCTTTATTGCTGCATTATTTATTCGTAATCCACCACCGCCAGTTGTCTTAAGGTAAAGTTCGCTGGTTGCGTTGTAGCCTATGTCGGCAGTAGATTGCCCCTGTAGCTGCAAAGCAATTAAGCTACCAGATGCGTTCAGTCTATCTGCAATAATCGGCGAATTGCCTTGTCTTGTTGCCTTTACTCTTCCTGACGCAAAAACATCCCCCAGGTTTGAGCTTCCTGATGCTGATAAAGTGTCTGCACCAATATTACCGCTAGAAACAATATTTCCAGCTACATCTAAAGCTTCAGATGGAGTAGATGCTGAGCCGAGTTTAAGGCCCCCGGATGTACCTAATGTGCTGTCCCAAACAAATCTAACCTGGTTTGCTGAATTGTAGAGATACATGCTGCTGTCGTTAGTTAAAAATAGAGCCTGCTTGTCTGTATCTGCACTGTTGCCACGGTTGATTCTAAAAGCGCCATAAGAGTTAGTTGCTTGAGATTTTAAAACAAAGGTGTCGTTTGACTGATTTACTGTTCCTACCTGGCCGGATGTTGTGTCAGTCAAAGTAATTGTTGGTGAGCCATCTTGTAAAAATAAATCGTCAGCATAAATATCGCTGCTGGCGTAAATATCGCCGTTTACGTGCAGCTCGTAACCAGGGTTATTTGTTCCTATGCCTACAAATCCATCCGCACCTTTGACAAACAAAGCATTAGCCTGGGTGTCGCTCTCTACACGAAAGTTAATTCTTTGGCCGTCTTGGTTAAACGCTAATTCGCTATCAGCGTTAGGAATATCGTTAAACTGAATTGTAGATCTTAATGTGCCCTGGTGCATGGCGCGCAAGTTATACTCAACGGATTCGTTACCATTGGCGTAATCGCTCATGGTTGTCGAAAAAATTAATCCATCAAATTTATTGCCTGCGCTGTTGTTAGCTGCAAATGCAAACTTGCCTAAAACATTTCCATTTTCTGTCTGTGCACTATCTCTGTAAAGCTCAAGCTCAGGGCCAGACGCTGCATCACTGTCAGTGCTAACAAGAATCAATGGCGGTATGTTGCTGTTTACCGTCATTGTATTTTGCTGTGTAGTGTTAATGCTGCTGGGGTTAAAAGTGCCAGCAGTAATTGTGTCGCACTGTAAATCGCCAGTCACAACAACACCGCCAACCTTAGTCTCTAAAACCTCTAAGCTATCGTGATAAAGCTGTACAGATCCGTCAGCAGTTCCTTTTATAATGTTTTCTAGGCCGTCAGCTTTTCTAACAGAAAAAACTGCAGAATCTACGCGGGTTTCGCCGGTAGTATTAATAAGACTAGCATTGCTGCCGTCATGTAATACACGTAAATCTGCTGAGTCACCAAATCGCGCTTCACTGCTGTCAGTAAAGTTTATGTCATCGTTACTGCTGACCTGTATGTTTGTGCCGCCGGTAGTAGAACCTACAGCTAATATCTCTGCTAAAGTATCTGTTCCGCCAACCTGACTGTCCACATAAGCCTTAATTGACTGCTGTGTTGCTAAGGCAGTATCACTGTCAGACGACATATTATCTTCGTTCAACACTCTAGTTACCGCAGCACCAGATACACCTAAAAGCGAATCAAAAGTAAGACGGCCTTCTATGTCAACGCCTATATTCTGCGTTGTCAGCTTTGACGCATTGTTGTGGTAAAGCTTAACTGCGCCATTTAAATCGCAGGTTATGTAGTCTTCTCCAGATGATGACTGGATCTTCGTGTTTGTTCCTTGCAGCAAAAGATTGCCAGTACCTGTATCTCTTACATAGCTATTGGAGCCGTCATGGTAGATTTTAAGGTCATTATCATCACCAAATCTAACCTGCGCGCTATCAGGCAAATCAATAAAATCGCCAGCAGTAACATTTATGTTAGTACCGCCTGTAGTGTTGCCTAGAGCCAGGGTTTGCGCCAGCGTTTCGCCAGTCCCAACAGCGTTGTCAACGTAAGCCTTAATAGATTGCTGCGTAGCTAAAGCTGTAGGGCTGTTAGAAGACATATCATCTTCATCTAAAAATGTAGATATAGTTACTCCAGTGCCGCCCTTAATTGTATTAAACTCAACTAGGCCATCAACATTCAAACCAGTGCTTTTTATAGATGCTTTTAACGAGCTTCCAAAGTAAAAGTCTGTACCGTTTATGCCAATACCTTTAACAATTACCTGGGCCGGTGATGTTACAGAGCTGCCAATCTCAACATTAGCATCTGCAGATATTTTTAGATTACCGGTTCCAAGCTCTTTGATAAAACTATCAGATCCGTCGTGATAAATTCTCAGATCGTTGCCATTGCCGAACCTTAGCTCTTCATCGTCGTTAAATCTGACATCGCCAGCAATAGTTCCACCAGTAAGCGGCAGGTAAGGGCCAGCGAATCCAATAAAGCTCGATCCGTCATAAACCTTCATCAAGTTGACAGTTGTGTCAAAGAATATGTCACCTACCTGCAAGGCAGTGCCGTCACCTCGCGTAGCTGGCGCTGAATCAAAAGCACCAAGATACTGTGTAATCTCTTCAAGAGTGCTTGAAACGGTCGTTACAATGCCTTCTGGGGCTTCGTAGACAGTAACACCTGAAGAGTTAATTACCTTAAGTGAATAACCGCCACCAGTGTAAAAAGCAGACGGTGTTCCCTGGTAATACAAGTAACCATTACTAGTATCAAGCGGCTGTGCTGCCGGTATAGTTTTTGCCTGGTCGAAAAAAACCGGAATAGGATTAGCTACCGGGTCTTTGTTTACCTCACCAATGTAAATCTTACCGTTGTTGAGGGGCGTACCGTCAGTGTCTGCAAACTGGGGAAAGCCAGCCTGGATTGCTATTGCTGTCATTTGTTTGGATCCTTTAAGGCTTCTTTAATTCTTAGCTTCAGTTCACGATTTTCACTGAATTTTAATAGTTCCCTGATAATATTTCCACCAGGTAAGGGCTGCCCTGTTGCTCCAGATACAAGCCAGTTCATCATTCCGAATATAGCGCCGCCTGTACCAGGGTTAGCTACATTTGCAGGTACAGTTTTCATTTGGGCTGAAAGGTCTGCAAGGTCTCTAAATACTTGCGCGTTTTTCTTACCAAATATTGAAGTTAGCTTGCCTTGCTCGTCAAGCTGACGAACAACCTTTTGTAGTCCTGGCGAGGACAGTGTGCGTTCCCCTCTAGAGTCTGTTCCGCTTGGAGTAGTAGCCTTCTCTTGTATATATCTTACAAGCTGTGCTTTTAAATCAGACCAGGCTTGCTTGCCTTGCGCTCCACCCTTTAGAAGAGTAGCTCTAAGCTTGTTGATTTCCTCAATTGAGGATCTAAGGATAACCTTGTCAAACACGTTTTCAACTGCAATAGCTCTTTCTGAAGTCCTACCCTTAGTGCCGAGCAGTTTTGCTGTTAATCCAGTATTTTCAAACTCATTTGCGTATTTAGATCTTAGCTGTCGAGCAGCCTGGTATCTTTCACCGCCTGAACCTTCAGTCGCAGAATCAATTGATTCGTTAATAATTCTAGCAATGCGACCTTCGTTGGGATTAGTCCAATCTGTGCTTTGGTTTACAAACTTGCGTAATATCTCTGTGCTATTTAGTGGTGTTTGAGCACCTACAATGGCGCCGTCTGGTGTCTGCTGCAGAGCACCAATTCTAAGGGCTTCTTTTTCAACAGCAGTAATAATTGGGGTTAGTCCTTTTTGCGGATCTAGCTGGGTTAGCGTATCTGCTAGTCTGCTTGTGTCTACTGGAGCTTCTAACTCACCAGCCTCTTGTGCTGCCTTGTAAGCTTCCTGGATCTGCTTGCGCATTACTTCTGCCTTAGTCACTAAAGCGGAATCAACTGCAGCGCCTACCTCTCTTACCTCTCTAGCAATAGGCTGATTAACGTCAACAAGAGCGTCAAAGTTGTCAATAAATCTGACAGTCTGGTTTTCTATGCGAGCAACAATTGGCGCTCCAACCTCCTGCCGGGCCATCTCAGTCTCAAATCTAAGCTGACCAGGATCTCTTGAGGCTTGTCCAGCAGTCAAGGCTGTATTACCCTCAAACGGAACAGGCATTCCTTCTGCAACAGCTCTACGCTGTAGTGCTGCCGGTGTTTGTGCAGCTCCTACGCTTCTTGATGGGTCAAGTACCTCACCAACAGCCGGGAATTGGCCCATAATGCCCTGACCAGTGCCACGCTCGCCTACTACTCGCCTAGTCGCATCTGCAGTGCTCTGCAATGCCTGGCGCGTACCTGGAACAACATTTCTTGCTCCCTGTACAATCGCCGGAGCTGCCATAGGCCCAACACCAACAACCGGCGGTAGTTGTGCAGCAACCTGACCAACATTTGCCGCATACTCTTGCCCAGCTGGTGTTCTAGGGATGTAAGTGCCTTCCTGCATACCAAGCAAAGCTGCTCTTTCAATTAGATCAGCAGCTTCAGCAGTTCCGTACTGACCATTAAGTATTTGCTGTACAAGCTCCTTACCAAAACCACCAACAAAGCCTAAAGAGCCTGTAGTAGCTCCAGTACCAATTGTCAAAGCTGTTTCACCAGCTCCAATTAGTTTTTCAGGAACACTGTATTGCGGAGCTTCGCTAACCTGCGGATTAAACCCCAGCTGCTCGTCAAGAGTCGGAACATCACTAAAATCGCCCTGCATCATTGTGCCAACTTGTGGCTGCTGTTGTTGGGCAACTGGCGGCGCTACAGGTGTAGAAATATCCTGTTGTGCGGCAGATATGTCTTGTTGTGGCGCACTAGCCTGGTCTTGCTGCACAAAAGCAATAATTTGCTCTTCTGTAACCCCATCAGGAAAAGTGTATTTTTTGTCACCTACCGTAACTTCTTGTGGCATTATTTCACCTGTTGAATTGTTACTAGACCGATTCCTGGGACATCTACATTTCTTACATCTTTACCTAATACAATAGGCTCTGGTACAGGTACAGCATCTGGGTATTTTTCAAGTCTACGCTTATCAGCAAGCTCAAGAAGTTCAATTATTTGATTTAGCTCTTTTTCAAATTGCTCTGGCCCCTGTCGTAAAGACAGAGAACCTGAAGCGTTTGACAGTCGCTGGCCTTCAGCGTCAGTCAGTGTACCTAAACCACGCATTTGGTTTACGTTGTTTAAGAATACTTGAGAGTTTAAAACTTCTAATGCCTCTTCAAAGTTAGCAACATCCTCGTCAAGTGTAATTAATCGAGAACCTATAGGCCCGGTAGCTTGCTGCAAAACAGTACCAAAAGTGTCGCTTTCTGCGCCAAGCTCTTTAATCTTATTGACCTGGCTTATTGTTGTGCTTATCTTGCTGCCAAGAGTATTAATTTCATTAGCGCGCTCTGCAGCTATATCGTTAATTTCCTTTTCTTGATTGTATACTGAAAGCTGCAAATCTCTTAGCTCTAAGCTTGATGTAGCTTCTAATTCCCTACGCTTTAGTGAAGCCAGCTTTTGCACCGCCATCTGCATGTTAGGGTCTTCTAGCTGTGTGCTAACATCAAGGCCCATCTCGGCAAGATTAGCGACTGAAGTAAGCTGTGCGTATTTTGCAGTATTTGCTGCAACAATTGCATCAGATTTAGCTTTCTTAATTTCTTCTGGTGTCAACAGTCGCTTCTTAAGGACGTCTTCGCGTGCGCTTAAAGCGTTAAACATAGCATCAGCGCCAGGGACTGATGCTAGAGTTGTGCCAGTCATCATTATGACGTTTTCCAGACCTTCAGTATCTACATTTCCCTGCTCATCAGCCAGCATTTTTCTTAGATTGCTATAATATCCTTGCGTTTGCGGATCATTCGCAGATGCTTCAATTCTGTCATCTAGCATCTTAACCGCGTATTCTGGGCTTCCTCTTAAGGCGCTCATAAACTGGCCGCCAAACTGTATAGTTGCTGCGTTTTCTTGGTCCGTTCGCTGGCTGTAAGCCTCACCAAGCTTTGTAACCTGCTCTCCGCCTAATGCTATACCAAGGCTTTGGAAATCTTCCAGGCCAGGTGACTCAACTGCTTGAAAAGCATCAATAGCATCCAGTTGCTTCTGTAACTGTTGGTTAGCAAGCTGTGCCTTTTTGTTTGCAACTTGTTGAGCCTCCTGCTGGACCTTCTGTCCTTTCATAGCCTGGCCGTATGACATAAGTTGCGCAAAGCTTGGTTGCTGTACGCCTGTAGTATAGTTGTATGGTGCTGCCATGTTAGTTACCTACTTAAAAAAGTCCCATTTTAGACATTGTTCCAAGCTCTGTAAGTCCACCGAAGCCTTGCTGTAAAGCTGCCGCTTGGCCAAGTGAAGATCCAGCTCTTGCCTGGCCATACTGAGTGTGCGCTTGTGCTTGTAGCTGACCGCCCAACTGATGGGTCTGGCCAAGGTTAGCGCCCAGAACGTCAGCACTACCAGCTGTTCCAGCAGCAGATGCCTGGCCAATATTAGTAAGCCCGGTAAGTCGGCCATACTGCCTGTCAGCTAAACCCATCAATATGTTTGGGCCAAGCTCGGCCATTTGTCTCTGCGTATTTCCTCCGCGTAACCCGCCAGTAGCAGATGCGCCCGCCAAAATTCCTTTTTGTGTCTGATCCATAAGGATGTCGTACTCAGGGCCTTGTTGTATGGCCTCCAAAGCTGCACGTTGAGCATCGTCACCACTCATTCCACCCAGGTTCATCATTTGCTCCAGGCCAGTTAATCCAGCTTCCCTAAACGGATCCATCATCTTCTTAGAGATGCCAAACATCTTTTCTTGGGATTCAATAGACTCTCTGGTGCCTTGCAGGTTAGCGTCAGCGGCTCGCTTAGACGCAGCCATCTGCGCCTTACCCGCGTTTCGCGCTCCTATAACTCCAGAAACTGTGCTGCCTAGCATCCCTCCGGCTATAGCTGTAATTGGATCTGGCATTATTCAAACTCCTCAGCATAATCAGCGTATGTTTCGCCGTAAATATTTAAAATGTTATGTGCGTTTTTCTGCACTGTTTCTCGGTCAAAGCATAGTGATGCAACAGCCAACACCAAGTCGTAATATCCGGCTCGCCAAACATAGCTTTTTTCGTCCGCCTTACCTTCTCTCTCTACAGTATCAGACGCCTGCCACTTAAGTATCAAGTTAGATACATGCGGCAACAAAACGCTGCTTTTCTTAATAAAAAGCTCGTTGCAGTGCATGTCAACCAGGGTGAACCACAAAACCTTATCTAGCTCTTCCCTGGTTATTTCTCTATCCTGGTCAGCAACATCATCAAATAACTGTATGGCATCCCAAAACCCAACAAGAAAATCAACTGCTGGCTCTGGAAACCCAAAATTCTGTAAATTCTCTCTTATCATTAAATATCCCCTGAATTTTCTCTACCTGTACCGCTTATTACTATAGTTCCGCCCTGTGATGCTGATGCAACCAGCGTACCGCCTTGCTGTATTACCTGGCCCACTATTTCCGGGCATTGGTATGTCTCTGTCGGCGCAATACCTCGCTGAAATAAGACAGCGTTGTTGTTGCCAAAAGTGCCGCCTGAGTTTGGCAGATATATAGTCACAGACTGCGCAATATTCGACGTATTTGTTAGCGTTAACTTGTCAACAATTGTGAATACATTTCTTGCAGTG